TTTTGGTTATACTTGGTGGTATTATACCCGATAGGTTATAAAAAAAGCCTACCCCAGTTGGGATAGGCGTTCCTGTTGGTAAAGATAACAATCTCGCACCTTATACCAATGCTCTACACTCGGTAGGTCATCAGGTTGATTTGCGTAATCGTATGGCTCTGCTTCTGGCAACTGTTCGGTATTTCCGAATAGTTTACAATCCTGCAACTGCCTTTCAATACTTTTGGGTGTTTCTCTCTTTTTCATTTGTATGGTGATGGGATTTTACGGCCATTGAACCAGCCTTGTATGCGGTCTTGTTCTTGTTTGTGCATTAAGTTTACAATCTTCTCTGCCTTGCCCCATTCCGGTTGCATAGCTTCAAGCATATTGCGGTCAATTAATTCCCTGCGGATGTGGTTGATTGCCATGTATGCGGTTAGGTCGGTGATTTCGTAATGCTCTGCGTGATAAGCCATCTTCATTACGTAGGCTTTTGCAGCATCGATGTCTCCGGCATCAAGCAACGCCTCAATCGGTAGAGACATTGCGTTGTATTCGTCTTGTAATTCCTGATTTATCATGGCTTTAAAATTATTGTGTCACGGTTACATTTTCCATCGTTTATCCAAATGACAAGCTTATCCAGTTTATCATAAGCCCAATCCGGGATGAACTTGCCATCACATTCGATGAACACACGGGGGTAATCATACAGACAGCGACCCAATCCGAACTGCACAGCTGCACGTTTCATTGCGTCACTGATGCCACCCTTTTCAGGTTCGATGTTAGTCTTGCTTGCACCATCCTCACGGTAAACTTCGCGCTTGTTTATAGTCACGGTCAACCTGCACAGAAATCCGTTTGCAATCTCGCGAAATTCACTTGTCCAGTTCTCTGCACCAAAGGCAGCATCAAAGCGGTGCATTACGCAACGATTTGTTATATAAGGGACAACAATGAGTTTTCCGGTAGATGTCTGTTGTTGCACACGCCATTCTAAATTTTTTGGCTCAATAGGTGCTAATAAAATCTCATTCATGGTCTACCTCCTTATACTGACTTAAACTGTGCATGGCTTTGGCTTCCTGTAAGAACTCGATAAGTTCATCCAGCTTTTCAGCAGGGATGGCAACCTTTTCAACCTCGTCAATGTTTGGCCATAGTGACTTGATGGTTACGTAATCGGTAAATGAAGAGTAGTAAAACTCAAATTTGACTGACGGCAGCGTGCCGTGAATGGTGGTTTTTTCTAAATCGTGTTTCATATTTGATTGATTTGTATGCTGCAAATATAGTATAAAAAATTATATATGCAAACTTTTTGAAAGATTTTTTTTTGCAATGTTTACTATCAACTCTTTACTGTAAACTTCCGCTTGGTATCCCTTTTTGCGATACCTTGCCAGCACTCGGTCGGCTTCTGCATTTGGCACGATGTCAAAGGAGAGCATCTCAGCTTTCCAGTAAACTATCGTGGTATACAGTTCCTCGCGCACGGCTGTTCACATATTGGTAGGCCAAATCAATAATCTGCTGTTCCTTTTTGCTTTTGTACTTGCCCGGATTGTTCAGGGCTTTAATTATGGTGGCATAACTGGCAATCCCATCGCAGTATTGCACCACCGCCATCACATCTCCTTTTTGTTTACAATCCTGAAAATGCTGCCTTTTCTCTTCGTATGTCATTTTTTGCAATCTTTAATAAAATTAAATATCCGATTAAATCGTTGAGTGTGTCCTCATCAGTGGCTTCCATTCCAGCACCTCTGGCAATCCGGCTCAACTTGTCATCGATGCGGACAAGCAACTGTTCAATATTGTCCGCCTTTGAGAATATCCGCACTGGATTTAATGCGGAATTCCCATACTTGGCATTTTTGTCCAGCAATAGTTTTTTAATACTATCGCAGGTGGTTTCAATTTTTTCTTTCATCAAAACGGAAGATCATTTTGTTCACGCTCAATTTGGTCAATCATATCATTTGCAAAATTCTGCATGATACCACCTTTGTCGGCTTTAAATAAATTTTCTTTGGGCTTCTGCTCAAACTTGTAAGCCTTTCCGCTACCAACATAGGTTGGTTTTACACCTGCCAACCTTGCTTCTTTCGTTTGGCTTAATTGCAGCGTGTGGGTTTCACCAAATTTACCCTCGCTTTTGCGTTCATTTAGCACCAATTTCAGGTACTTTTTTCCGTTTTTGCCCTCTGTGATTAATTCCTTTGGAACGTCAGTCAGGCAGATGTCAATAATAATCATATAGCTTTTGCTTTGTTTAATTGTTTACGTTTATAGGTTAGGATGTCCAGATGCATTACGGCATCGAAGTGGGTGCGAAATAGCATCAGGTTGTCAACGCAATCAGTGTACGTTCCAAATTCAGTAAGGAATTGCGGTGAATATATCCGATACAACCGAATAGCATAACCACCATCAGGCAATTCCACCACGTGAGGTTTGTATGGGTTGATTAATTTCATTAAATTCTTTTTTATAATAATCGTGTCCATCTTCATAATCAAGTACCTCATCACATAATCCTTCTGCATAACCGGCATCATATGCATCAATGATGGTTTCCTCTTCTTTTATATGTGCTTGGTTAATTATAGACATCATTAGGTGGCTTTTACGTTCTTTTTCTTTTTCAGTGCAATAAGTTCCGATAAAACCATTTTCATCTAATTTTTCAATTAGCCATTCGATTGGTGTTAGTTTCTTTTCCATGTTACAAATATACAAAATTAAACTTCATTTACAAACAACTCAAAGTTATTTTTTATGGTTTCCAATCGGGCAGCATAGCGTCTGTCAGTCGCTGCGTAATCATCTACCAATCGACAGGCGTGAATGATTGTGCTATGATCACGGCCACCGCAAATCTTACCGATGTTGCTCAATGATATGGCGGTTTTATTGCGGATAAGCCACATGAATATCTGGCGTGGTTCAAGTATTTCACGCTTTCGGGTGGAATGGGAAATGTGTGTCGGCAGATAGTCAGCATATGCCGACCTAATTGCAAGGTGTGCGGCTTTAATTGCTGCGTGTTCGTAGGCAATCTCCATCCGTAACATTCTTTCCAGTTCCTGAATGCGGATTTGTTGATGCTGGATTGTTTTTTTTAGCTGTGCCACCTCGCTCATGCGGAAAGTGGTGCGGCTGTTTGTTTTAGGTATTTTTATTTTTGCTCTCATGTTTTATTATATAAAATTTAATAATAATAGTGTTAATAAAATTCATCTAATTCATCATATGTTTTTGGTTGCAAAAAAACATGATTATATTCTTCTTGATTATAATTCCAAACATTGAATTCCAAATAATCAATCGCATCATAGACATCCATACCCTGATCAATAAGTATTTTAATCATTATATCTTTATGATATATTATTTTATTAGTAATGTGATCAACACCTATAATTGCATCTTTAAACTCATATAATATCATAACATTTCTATTATTTGAAAAAGTTGATATGCTATTTGCGGAACGATTGCGTTTCCGTAACCTTTTATGCTTTCGTTTCGCCACTTTGAAAAGGTAATTCCGTCCAATTGGGTGGAAATCCCATCATCTCCGCCACAAATCGGGGGTTCAGTTGGGAATTTTTCCCAGTCCATTCGTCTGAATTGTTTGCTATTGTCCTTGTCAAATTCTGTTGTTTGTAATTGTTCCCTTTTACCTTCTCTCCTGTATCTCTCCATTCGCCTGCTACTGGTATCGGTAGCATTCCCATTGCCATTGCCCTGTTCAGCGTTACCGAGTGCATTGATCCTTCCTTCACTTGCGTTGATTTCATCGTTGCTGTTGCATTGGTGCTGTCCATTGCTGTTACAGTAGGCAACAAACCAACAACGATCTCTTCTGTGTGGTGCGTTTTTGGCCGCAGCTGGAATAATAAACGGTTGAACTTCGTACCCTTCAGCTTCCAAGTCAAGGCACACCTGCTCGAATACCATTCCGCCATCAATATTTGTAATACCAAAGACATTTTCCGCGATGACGAATTTGGGTTTAATTTCACGTATTGCTCGTAGCATTTCGCCCCACAAGTAGCGTTCATCATCTGTGCCTTTTCTTTTTCCGGCAAGGCTGAATGGTTGGCAGGGGAATCCTCCTGTGAGAATATCAATTCTGTTTGCATATTTTTTGAAATCAGTTTTGCATATATCAATGTGGCTGTCAGCATCAGGCCAGTAGTATTCCAATACCTTGCGTGGGAACTCCATCCACTCACAATGGAATACGTTTTCCCATCCCATCCATTCGGCTGCAAGGTCAAACCCACCGATGCCTGAAAATAAACTGCCGTGTCTCATGGTGCAAATATAGTATATTTTTTTATATTTTCAAATTTCACGATACAACCCGGTTGGCACATCATATTGGAATAGCTGTGAACCAACCGCACCCCAATGGCTGAATTTTACTTTTTGCACGTGGACTTCCACGCTATTGTTTTGGAAATTCCGATACACCGTAATTCCGTTGTCCGTCTTATTGAAAAAGTTTGCTGAACCTGCGATGTCATAAAGTGTGGGAACTTCATAGATACCGCCATCCTTTTTCTGTATTTTGCGTGGGTGTGCCACCAAAAAGCAATGCACATTGTACCTCTCGCAGAAATTGACAATC